AATTTTGCCTCTCTTTGTTTTAATTCTTCAATTGCCGTGTCATTTTCAGCAACGTTAATTTCTTCAATCTCACCTTTAATGTTTGATAAGGTTCTTTCTGGGCTAGGTGTTGCCCATATTCTACGATGTTCTAAGAAGTCTTCGGTGAGTGCACGATTAGTAAAACGAATGCGATATAAAGTTAAGTCGGTTTCGTTTACCAATCCGTTATCTTGCATGTATTTAAAACCGATGATTTCCCAATTACGAGGATCATTAAATTCAGAATACACTTTGATATAAAGAACTCTACGCATAGGAACTACTGGATACTCTTTTACAATTTGTATCATGTCCCATGTCAATTCTTCTGCTTTGTCAGCTAAAGTTGCTTTGTCAGCATGAGTTGCATTATCTGCATGTGTGGCGTTATCAGCTAGAGTGGCTCTGCCAGCATGTCCACTTTCACCTGATTCAAGTGCGAATGTTGCTAGGTTAGCTAAGTCAGCTAAGGCTGTCTTTGTTGCATAGTCGGCAGCACCCACAAAATCAGCTGTAGTGGCATGATCAGCCTGTTTAACTTTGACCGCTAAATCAGCATCGCTTGCGTTTACATCTGCGTAACCGTCAACATCACCTGTTAATCTTAATCGCCAATTATTCTGTAACCTTGTAGCTGTGGTTGCATTGCCGATTAACTGTCCTACAAAACGGTCAGCTTGAACAACGTTTGATGACCGTGTTTCGTTTTGTGTTTTTGTGTTCGTTACATTATCCACTTGTGACGGTGTTAATATACTCATAATATAAAACTCCGTTATGTCTGTTTGCTTGATTTTATCAACGTTATCAACGCTTTTTGCTTATTTATTTTTTACTGTCATCTGATTTCATACCTGTGGTCATACCCATAAATAAATCATAAGCTGAGGTTGGCTTAACATTACCTTTTAATAAATCATAAGAGTAACCTGTTTGACGGCCTAAGAATCCAAAGATAGGTGAGCCTGTTAATACAGACAGTGTAACTAAAATGCCTTTAATATCGCTACCTCTTAACTCTTTGTTAGGGCTTACAAGTTTTGTGATTGCCTTACCTGTTACAGCCATATTTGATAATAAAGGAGTGCTTAACCATGAGGAATTATAAAAATTATTTCCTAGCATAGGGTCAATAATTGTTGAATTAACAATCTTTCCTAAGAATGGTAAGGAAGCAACTAACCCCTTTGTCCATGAGCCAACGCCAATTTCCCATAGAGCACTATTAAATGTATCGTCATCATTACTTAATAAAGCACGTGTGCCCATTAACTGATTGATAGCTTCTGCACTTGCAAAGGTTAAAAACCAATCAAAAAGAATTGCAGAGGCTGCCTTTAAATAAAACTGAGGATTTGTTAAACCGTACTGTTTATATGCAACCACCAAATCAGCCTCACAAGTACGATATTGATTTACAAAGTAGCCAGCGAACTGATTAAACGATTTAATCCAAACATTTGATTTTGCCCATTTGCCACTGTCAATTCTATCTGGTGACATAAAAGCAGTACGAACCACCATTTCACCATAACGGTTTGATTGTTCTACACTCCAACCTTGTTTGTGGCCGTAATCTTGCGACGCAATATAACCGATAACGTCTAATCGTCTTTGATAAACAATCTGCATTAACATTGCATTTTCTTTTATCCATGAAGATAATGCGCTGAATTTATCTTTAATAGAATTACCTGTTGGAATACGAACTGAATCAAAAATTTCTTGTAGTCGATTGTGCATTTCGGTTAAACGTATCTTTTGACCGTCAGTCGCTGTTTGTAAGAATGTGTCTACACAACCAATAGGGTGTCTTAATACAACACTCATTGCTTTAACAATAGAGCCAATACCAACCTTAGGTACAAGTGTAAATAAGTTTGATGTTTGCTGTGCTGTGTTAATAAAATTCATAAACATTAAAGCACCACTAGAGCCTGTCAACATCTTACCGATATACTGAGACACCATATTTGACGGTTGCAAATCACGACCTGTGGCTAAGGTTTGTAACCATGGAACAAGTACATTTTTAATTCTGTCTGGAGCTACACGTTCTAATTCAGCCGTTACATCATCACGTTGTAACATTTTGTATGCTTCAAAAATCTTAGGTAACATATGGATGTATCTAAGCTCATTTTCAAAGCCTTGAATTAACTTAACTGGGTCAAGTTCTAATGGGTTTGCTTTGGCTGTACGTTCTTTTGTAAAGCTAGGGTTTTTAAGCCCCATGATATTTTCTGTTTGCTGTAATTCGCCATTTACATTTTCAACTAATGATTTGCTAGGATCATACTTAACACTTACATAATCAGAATTAAGCATTGCTGGGACATAACCAGCTTCATAATCACCAAATCTAGTGCGAATAGTTCTGCCGTCAATACGTGAGAATGCGTAACCACGCAATGACTTACTAGCCCTTTGCACTTGAGGCTCTAATTTACGTCCTGTATCCCATACTTTCTGACAAAAATCTAACATCTCTTTGGTGATAAAACCCTCATCAATAGCTCTGTTAAAGAACCTTTCGAAGGCTTGTTTTTTAAGAATTAGATTTTGCTCAGACGAAAAACGCTTATCGGATTTAATGTAACCGTTCAAAAACTTTTCAAAGTTTGTGCCCATGTGTAATAAGATACCGATGATTTCACGGTTAGTCGCACCTTTGAATTTATTTAAACCTAAGACAATTTCGTTTCCTGTCTGTTTAGATATAAAGCCTGTTCTAAAAGTAGAATCTTGTATCTTTGATGTGCTTAACAAGGCTTTATTTAAGGCTGGGTTTAAAGTGTTGATAACCTCATGCAATGCTGTTTTATATGCGACATCACCTTGTCTTACATTCTCATAAAATTCATGCCATGCTCCCAAATATTCGCCGTCAAGTTTTTGCATTAACTGCTCAACTTGTTCGGTGTAGTCAAACATAAACCGTGCTGACTTTTTGATGTTGTCAAAGTTAGTTTGCTCTCTTGATGTGGCTGTGCCCTCTTTAGTGTCTACTCCATGCTCTGAACGTTTAGCTGTCTTCGTTGTCTTTATTGAATCAATAAGACGTTTTGCAAAACCATCTCGAGCTTGTGCAATATCACCGTTAATTTGCCTCTGCCTTTCTCTTGCAATTCCTTTTAATGAATCTAAAAGGTTAATTAAATTTGTTAATGAACCGATGTTTTGATCTTGCCAGTAGGTGCGAATGTCTTTGTTACTTTCGATGTCGTCGTAAATTGAATTGATTAAGTCACTAGCTAATGGGTAATTGTCATTTAATCTATCTCTTAATTCTCTTGCACTGAATTTAGCTTGACGGTTTGAAAGATTTAAATGATTTTTATCTAAGATAATACGCATTAACTCTACAATGTCAGTGTCGTAATTTTTAGATAAATCTTTGTTTGATTTTGCGATAAATGACTTATAAGCATTAAGTTTTTTATCAATATAGTTTTTTGCTGTTAAGGTTTGGTCAGCTAGTGAATTTTGATAGTACTCATTGTTGGTATGCTTTAATGCGCCGTTTAAATCACCAACTGCAATTGCTTTTTTTGTTTTATCATTACAACGTTTTGCGTTACGTCTTGCACTTGATACACTAGCTTGTTTATATGACATATTATCCAAATCATATTTAGCTAATGCTTTTAATCTTTTAGTTACATTCAAAGTATCATCTTGTCTTCCAAGTGCTAACTTTAATGCACGCATTAAACTAGAGCCTAACTGATGATGTATTTTTGTAACAGTATGATGTACGTTTTCTAAATCTTTTGCCTGTTCTTTAGCAAACTTAGACACAATCTTAGTACATGCGATCTGATATGCCATTTGTTCAATAGTCGGTGTATGCGCTAACAGATTCACGAATGTAACTGTAATGTCACTGTCACCGTTTAATTCTCTGATTGCTTCCAAATTAAAAGGCAATGTTTTATGTTTACTCTCTAACCAACGATCAAGTAATACACCGTCATTAGAATCACTCCACATATCCTTATATTTTTTCTTTAAAATTCTAAGAGGCTTTCTGATAGCTAAATTAAGTTCTGCGTCTGGCAGTGAAAACATTTTTGAGTGTCTGATATCATCAATGCCTTTCATAAATTCATTTTTACGAAGAGCATTTTTGGCTATCTCATATTCTTTCTGATAATTTTTACTTTCATCATAAAGTTTATCTAAGAATTTGTTTATCTTTTCTTTCTCTTTTGCATTGATATTGTTAGGGATATTGTCTTTTAATGCTTTAATATCTTTGCTTAAATTCTTTGATTGAGCCATTAAAGTTAATGCTTGTTTAAAATACATAGCACTAATTTCACTGTGTAATAAATTCTGTAATGAACTTATGTCATCAGTAAGTGTACCTTGCATTAACTCTTTTATAGGATCGCTTAAAGGTGAATTTGAAATATCTGCACTCATATCTTGAATAGGGTATTGTGCAATTGTATCTTGATACAAATATTCACTTTCCAATAATCCGTCAGTAAAGAATTTAAAATTATCATCTGCATTTGGAAGGACATTATCTTGATAAGCATTCTTGTAATTATCTTCAATATCAGTTGCTTTGCTTATCTTAGATAATGTGCGTTTTAAATCTCTAAAGATTTCAGAATCTACAGGTTGACCACTGATAATTTCAGATAAAAATCTTGCAACAAATCTCTCTTGTAAATTATTCCATTGCTCAGGTTTAATCGTATTTACATCTAATTTTGGATCGTACCATTTAATAAGACGATTGATTTTTGCTTTTGCAATATCATTGCTTTCAGCTAATTCTTTTGTTATATCTAAAAACCAGTGTGTAACTTCATGAAAAACATCTGTAAATGAACTGTCTTTTATGAGTTGTATTGTGCGAGTTTGTGGAATGTAAGCACTCTTTGTACCTACCGTATCGATTGCATCTTTGTTACTGTTTAAATTTTCTCTATTTACAAACTCAAAATTAAGTCTAAATTTTAGATAAACATCTTGAGCTTTAATGCCCAAGGTATCAGCTAGAGAACTACAGAATGAGCTTATAGTATGCGCAATTAAACCTTGATCACGTGTCTTAGTATTTTTTGCAGCTGCTGATAATTCCTTTTTAATAGTAAATTCTAAATCTTGTTTTTCTTTTAACTGTGCATAAGCCTTGATGTACTCGTCACCTAATTCAGCTCTTAACTTATTGATTTGTTTGTCAGATAAAACTTCTTGTAATTCAACTGGTAAAGGTTTGCCTTGACCGTCAGTGCTTACATCGCTTAGAGCTTCTCTTGCTTTTTGCGGTAACTCCAGCCACTCACTAGGTTTTAATTCAGATAATGAACCGTTATTATCTTTAAGTAGTTTTGCTTTGACATTGTCAGATAATGTGTTTATATCAATGCCGTTTTGTTCTAATAACTGATTTGCGATCTCATTATCTACATAAACTGAACGCAAAACACCGTCTGCTATTGTTCCGTTTGTTCCTGGGTCACGTTGTGCTAATGGTGAATTAGCCAAAATATCTAAACTAGCTTTGTCTTGCAATAATTTATTTAAAGCATTTGTTGCGTTACGAATGCCGATTGATTGTCTTACAAGACTAGGTGCTCTAAAACCTAATGACAATATAACGCTAGGGGCTATTCCTTCCTTTAATCCCTCAGTAAAATTCTTTCCAAACTCACTTAATCTGTTATCAACTTCTAAATAATCATTGACGTTATCTTGAGTTACAGCGTTATATAAGCCTGTACCACTAGCGCCCATTGCAGAACCAAATCCAACATCTTTTGCGCCTTGTATAGCTAATTCTTTGCTAGCTTGATTGCGCAATAATCCGATTTGTTCTGATGTTTTTGCACCACTTTTTAAAAGAGTATCAGCTAAACTTTGTTCAATTTTCTTTTTGCTGTTAGCAGTAACAACTTTATATGCACCCTTAACGGCTTTTGTTCCACCTAAGAATAAGACATCGGTCATGGCTAATGCGCCACTTAATGCCATATTCTTATATTTATATTTATCGTAAATGTCTTGTGCATTTGCGTTTGGTGATTGAGCTAATACACCTAAAACAGTGTCACCTTGTGATTGAACATAAGAATCATAAGCATTAACGCCAGCGAATGAACCCCATAAAGCACCACCAATAGCACCACTTGCAACACCAGCACCACCACCCCAAGCACCATAAGCACCACCAACACCAGCGCCACTTACGGCACCTACTACACCACCTTTTAAATTCTCAATGTTAAAGAATGGCATAACAAGGTTATTCACAGCAGATACAAAACCACTCCAAAGCCCCTCATTGTTTATAGAATATCTTGTAGTTGCTTGCACATAATCATTGATTAAATCAGTAACTTCTATCTTGTCGCCATTGTTAATTCTTTCAACTAAATTTTGATTAAAGTTACGAGTGTTTGATGTGTTATTCCATGCTCTGCGTGTATCCCAAAACCACTTTTCATTCTCAGCTCTAAGGTTACTTGCAACGGCAAAATACTTGTATGTTTCAGGATCAAGGTTACGTGCAAATTTCGGATCGTCTAAAAGTTCATCTTTTGGCACTCCATATTTATCGGCGTATTTATAATAAGTGTCACGTGCCTTTTGCGCTAATGTACTTTTAACAAGTTCATCAGTCATGTAAGGTGTTGCAACTTCACCTAATTCTCTGATTACTTCTTCAGTTTCTTTTTGAATATTACTTTTATCTTGTGTTAAAGAATAATCAAAAACACTGCTAATTAACTTTGCACGTGCCCTGCGTGAATCAATAAGCTGTGCCTGTGCCACATCAGCTAAAGTTGCATTATCATCTAAAATAGGACTAGGCGCTGTAAGATCATTTATAAAATGATTATCTTCATTAAGAACTTCTTTTTCTCTTGCAGTTGTAAAATTTTCAGTTCTATAAATAGGTTGATTTACATTTTTAGCGTGAACTTTATCCAAGATTTTTTGTTTTTGTTCATCTGAAAATTCAGTGTTATAAATGCCATTTATGATTGTTTGATTGTTGTCTGCCATGTCTAAAACCTATCTAAAATAACGACTTGAAAATCCACTTTGCATTCTTTCTGTTTTATCTTCTTTTTCTTTCTTTTCTCTTTCTAACACAATATCTTTTAATTTTCGTGACGTATTAGATAAATATTCATTGTTAGTTGTAATAGCAAAATTAACAAGTTCATTTTCGCTAGGCTCGTAACCGTACATTCTCTGATACTGCGCATTCAATTCAAAAAGCCAGCCGTTCACTTCGTCCTTAGATATATCATCTTTTAATAAATCTTGATCATCTAAGGTAGATGTTGCACTTCTGATTTTATCTTCAGTTCTTTCAGCTTGTTTTTTTAACCCTTTGTATTCAGTGCTTAACAAAAATCTTGTTGTTATAGCAAACTGTTCATTAGCAGATACAGGTTTCCCTGTTATTTTTTGCGTGTTGTATATTTCTTGATTGATTTTGTCTGTAATTAAAGCTCTGTAATTCTGCATTCCCAAATCAGCCAACAAATCTTTTTTCTTTCCAAAATCTTCTACAAGTTGATTTTCGATTAAATCTTTCGAAGTTTGATCTTCTACTCCTAATTTGCCACTGGCGTTTAACTCTTCTAATTCAGATTTGAATTCTTTAAAATCTGCCTCGTCTTTTAATGAAATAGGATATTTAGCCATTTCTGAGGGGTCATGAATAATGTAATAAGCCTGTCGTTTTGGCATTGCTTTTAAAATTTTTAGAGAATTAAAACCTACGCCACCACGCAAATTATCAACACGAGACAAAACAAAGTCGTTTAATCGTTTTCTGTCATAATCAAAACGAGGTAGCATTGTTTGAATAGTACCTTCATCAATAAAACTCAAAGCATTATCTGATGTGATAGTAGATAACTTCTCTACAGGCATTGAACCATAAACAGAATCAACATAATTTGAAATGTCTGATATTTCTTTATTAACAGCCATTAACGCATTCTGTTTTTGCATTACATCTTTGTTTGCGTTTGTTAAGATAAACTGAGTTTTCTGTTCAGACGTCATTACAGAAAATCTTTCATACTCTTCACTTTTAGGATCGTTTAATGCTGTATTAACCCTATCGCTCCAGTACTGCACACGTTCTTGTTGATAAGCTACTTTTTGCTCTGCATTCATCGGCTTTAAATCAGCTTTTGGCTGTCTTAAAGAACGTTCATATTCTGCCTTTTTTGCCTGTCTTTCTAAGCCATCTTTAATTTTTAAAGCCAGTTCACGATAAGTTGTACCGTTAATAGTATTCTTAAATGTTTCTAATCGGTTGCGTGCGATGCCGTATTGTTCAGCGTCACAATTGTAATCAACAATTTGCGTTATAGCGTCATCATTCGCTTTAGTTAATGCAACCTGTGCTTCTTCTGAATTTAAATCATAACCGTTAAACTCTAAAAACTTTTTATTAGCGTCTTGATACTCTTCATAGAAACGCTGTGCCTGTGGTGATGTTGCGTTATTTTGAAAGGCAATGTTTGTATTTGTGATACGTGCCTGTAATTGCAAATTGTTTTGTTTAAAAACTTCATTCGAATAATGGTCATAACCTGTGCTTTTATAAGATGTAACATGATTGTTAAGCCATTTATCAGTACTTTCTTTAAAATCACGATGATTTTCAAAAATACTACTATATTCTTCTTTTAAAGAATCAAGCTGTGCATTGTAATTGTCATGTGCGTTTACAGCACCTTTTAATTTTTTCTCTCTGTAATCAGCTAAAAGATTATTTGCTTTTTCGGTAAAATCATTCTTAACTTCATTCTGTATTCCCTCTAGTTTTCTTTGTTTTACTCTCTCTTGAAACGCTTCAAACGCTTCCATTAAAGGTAATACTCTTGTTCTAATTTGATTTGGTTTAACTAAAAAGGGGATACGAGGGTCAACGACTGTACCTGTTAATCTGCCATTGCCACTTTGAGCGTGAGACATGCCCCCACGATCACTTAAATTTAATTGTTGTGTTGGTAATAAAACAGCCACGATTAACCTCACATTTTCCTACCGTACATATTCATAGCGCTATTAGCTATGCTTTCCCCAAAAGCAAAGTTTGCCTGCTCCAAAGGTTTAATAGATTTAGCTTGTATCTGCATTGCTTTATAATTACCCATTGCAATATACCCCTGTGCCATATAGTTCGCTTTCTGCAAATCTAAATCTGATAATTGTCGCATTGATGTATACATTTGTTGGCGTGCATTGCTTGCATTGCTATCTGTATTTCTTTGAATAATGTATTGATTTATTTCAGAAGATAATTTATTACTTTGATTGATTTCAGCTTTACTGCCACTGTTCATTCTCACACCACTACTAGCACTTTGTGCTTGCTGTGCTGCTGTGGCCTGTGCGTCTTGTAAACCCTGTTCAAAGGCTTGAATTTCACCGTTGTAATACTGATTATAAACTTCGTTGCAAGCGCTTCTAATATCAAGTTCCGCTAACTGTTTTTGTGCATCAACAAGATTAGCATTCATCATTGACAACTGAAAATCGTACATGTAAGAGTTTGATTGAGCTTCTAATGATTTGCGCTCTGTCATACTATCAAACCATTGTGCAGTTGCCTTAATGCCAGCTTTTGCAATCGCTGTCCACCAATTATAGTCCGGTATCATATCTGCTTGTTGGCGCATTCTGTCAGTACCTTTATTTGTGTACTTCTGATTAGATGCGTTGATTTGCACGTTTGCAGAGCGTGTCGTATTTGCTACTGATGTTTTTTCTAAATAACTGCCATAGTTAGGCATTGCGTATTGTGGTATAGCCATACTTACTTACCGTCCTCATAATTGATATTTAGAATTACAGATTGAATTTCAATAGGCATTGCATTTTTGTGATTTACTTCAAATTGTGATTGTTCATTCCATTCGCCATTAACAGTAACTTTAACTAGATAACTTTCATCACCTGTTATTTGTAGATACTCATCAAGTTTTTTACATTCGAATTTATCACCACGTGGATAATTAGAACTGAATAAATCACCTTGATAGCTAACACGTAAATTAACTTCAGCAATATTTTTTGTTCTATCCTGTAAATCAGCCTCAGTGTTACTCATAGTCAACGGAGTGCTTATAAAATCACAATCGATAGGCAAACCTACGGCTATATTCTTGCCTGCCTTATCAAGTGTGATTAAACCTTGTTTAACAACTTTGTTTGACTGCTGAACACCGTCAACAAAGACAGCCACCTCTTGACCGTCTAAATGAGATAAACCACTTACTTTTGATTGAGGCGTTGAAAAGATTGCGTCTAAATAGCTGTCTAAACAGCGATAATATTCTTTTGATTTATTTGCGTTAAAGTCGTCAGAACGTTCAATATATCTAACGCCATTACGGTTAATGACTGCATAAAGATGATCTTCAATTCCTTCAGAAACTGAGCATATACTTTCAAATTTTCCGTTACGTGTACTATGTCTGTGCCATGCGACCTGATCTTGTTCTGGTGAAAATGTACACCCAAGTAATTGACCGTCTGAGGAAACACACCAAACAATCTGAACTGGAGCTTTGGATAAGGTTAATGACACTATATCTTTTGTATCGAACAAATGAGGAGCACGAACTGAAATGTCAGTAGAAACATAACCTTGTTGATTATAGTTATAGCCCAAAGTGCGAATGTGACCTCCACGCTGTGAAGCATAAACAATTAAATTGTTTACTATAACAGGTTGTACATTGTTTGAACCAATAAATGATTGTGCTCGAACGGCAACTGAGCTAGGTGTTAATGCGTCTGAGTTCTGAGTAAATACTCTTAACTCACTTGAACCTGTCATAAGAATTAAAGAATCAAGTGCTACGATATGCTTAATTCTATCAGCGTCTGAGGTTACAGCTGTGATTTCGATTCTATCCGTATCAAGTGTTGGTAAGTGATACATCATCAAATCTTGATAGCCTGCATTCGTAAACCAAACTTTTAGAGGATTATTATATGACCCACCAAATACACGTCTTTGATCGTATTGTGCAACCGAACTAGGATTATCTGGGCTTGAGCCTGTGCTTACACCTACAGAAAATGTTGCGCCACTTCCAACTGTTGATTGAACCGATACCGTTACACTGTTTGAATAATTGCTGCCGCCATTTGCAATTATAATACTTTGAACTTGACCATTAGAACAAACAGCATAACCAATAGCACCACTACCTTTCCCGTTGTTATCTTTGATAGATAATCTGATTTGCACTGTTGTGTTAGATTGAGCAAATAAGTTTCTAAATACATTAAAAGAAATTCCTGTTGTATACAAAGAAATAAAGTTTTGATTATTCTTAAAACTATTTGCTTGTGCCTGTTGAGTAAAGTTGTAATTGTAATTTACTTCACCACTTGTGACTTCAATATTTAATTTAATTACGGCATTCTGAATATCAAGTTTATCAACCGTTAATTGTATTGTTTGCTGTGAAATGTAAGCTATCTTTCTGTACTTTGTTTCACCATTGCTTGAGTAATTTACAATGGTATATTGAACATTCAGCTTGTTATTAAAAGGGTTTGAATATACCTCGCCTGTTGTAATGTTCATTACATCAAGTTTTGCTGTCACATTAAAACTTGTAATATTTTCGCTATTCTGTGAATTGCTTTCTAATGACATTAAAGGTGGAATAGCGTTAATTGTTAAATAACGAGGAAGTGAAATTGTATCGTTATAAGCTCCGTACCAATAGCCACTACCACGATTATTTATTCCGATAGCTGTAATAATACCGTCAGTTGTCTGTGAAAATATTTCTTTATAGCGTGGTGGTGTGGTGTTTGCATCTGGATTATTTCCGACGTCATCTAAATATAGTTTCTCTGTCTCACCAACAAAGCAATAAATACCAGCCACTTCACGATACACACGATAATAATCTGCACCATTAACAGCGTTCCACTTTACACGAATACTTGCGCCTGTGATGTAATAATTACCGCTAGCATTTAGAGGTTCACTTGCCACACTTTCCCTGTCATAAGGATCAACGGCAGTAACGACATAAACAGGTTTTATCTTGTCTTTTGTTTTTTGTTCTGCGTCTGTCATGTATGAAGCGTAACGTGCTTCATAACTTAAACCTGTCGGAGCTTGTATTGTTGGGGTTACAGTTACCTTGACAAAACGCCAATCAGTATTGCCGTAACGTCTTAACTCATAAGGTGAATAGTCAGGATTTGTTAAAGTTAAAACATCGGCGTTTTGAGAAAAATCAATATTCTTTAAATCTTCTGCCTTGTAAGGTGAGGCAATTTGATAAATAGCATTATTACTGTTAGCTAAATAAGAACCGTTCTCAATAATACGTAAAGTATAATTTCCAAACTCAAGTACAAAAACTTGATCGCTTGAATATCTAAAAGGGATTAAACGTACTGGGTGTGAACTGTCTACTGCTTGACCAACCAGACGAAAACCAGCACGTGAACGCATTGCACCTTGAGGAAGGACAACAAAATTTTCAATCTTTGTTGCGCCCATTGAATATTGAGATAAATCAGAACGTGCGAATAATGAGCTTGTAATTTCGCCAGCACCAAAGCCACGTTGTAATACTCTTGTAACCATTAGAAGCGAACCTTTATAAACTCTGGAATAGGTGTTTCATCATCAATGATTGATTGTGCACCTTGTTGATTATCTTGTTGGCTAGCTAACTGCAATAACTGCATTGCTGTTTGCATAAGGTTAGAGCTTATTTGTACCCCTGTTGTGCCGTGAATTAAAGCACTCGCAAAACGTGAAGCTAAAAGATATTCAAGTGATTCTAAAAACTGAGGTGAGAATAGATTAGGATCATCAATAAACGCTTGATATTGAATAACAAACGGCGCCTGCTCATTTGTTACAATGCACTTTGTCGGAGTGCTATTTACTGATACAACTCTGAAATTAAATTTAATTATATCTTGATTATCAATAGTTTCATTTTCACCCTTTCTGTAATGTTCTAAATAAAGAATATTCATTACGTCATTAGGTAATTTATAAGTATATAAATAAGGAATTGAAACTACACTAGATAATAAATAGTCATTTGTAATAAGCTCATCTTTGCGTGCGAATGAAAAATAAAACTTTGTTAAACAGCGTTCAACAGCTAGTTGATAATTGCGCTTGCACAAATCAGCTTCTTTCGATTTGTCATCAAAGCTGTTTATATGTAAGCCTTGACCGATTAAAGCGTTATTACAAATATCTACTTTTGTTATCATTTTTGTGACCTAAAAAAAATAAAGGGCGATGTTACTCGCCCTTGTTTTACTGTTACAACGGATTAAGCAGTATATGATTTGTCAGCATTTGCGCATGGGTAAACATTGCCAAGTACTGGGACAAACTCAATCTGAGCACGAATTGCGTTAGCAATAGGAGCTTGAGTTTCGCCAACCTTAACAGGTTCATTAAAGTGGCATGTACACTCGAACTTATCGCCACCAACAACAGTTTCTGAGCCTTGACCTTTGTCAGTTGGAATATAACGTAATACTAGATAACGCCACTTAGTACGTGTTTCAGATACACGCACGTAACCGTCACCACCTTGTACTAATTCAGCACGTGGGATTACTCCACTATCACCTAAGATGATAGGGGTTGCGTCGTCAGTTGTTCTTAAGCCCAAAACTTGAATACGTAAATCCTTTGCATGAGTACCCTGTGCAATAAAATGTACGTATAAGTCACGACCTGTGCCGTAGTCTGCTAAAGTTTGAAAGTCAATAGCACGCTGAGAATAGGTGGTAGCGTCTAACACTTGCTTATCACTTAACACGGTAATTGCATCTACAATAGCCATTTTAAAAAACTCCTTACTTAACCTGTGTTTCATTGTTAGAGATTTGGTCAACCTGTCTTAAAGGAATACCTTTAAAGGTTCTTAATGAGCCACGAGGTTCGGCAATTTCACCGACTGCATCTAAGTATTTGATTACATTAGAATGACAACGGCTTGCAACAACATCTAAGCCCTCTAAGACATCACGGTTAGCGTAAATCTTAAGTTTGGTGCTTCCACTGTTAGGAATACGGCCGATAGCCTGTGTGAGCTTTAGCAGAATATTAGAACCTGTCTTAACCTCACCTGAGCCTATACCTGTGCCGTTATATAAATCATCTACATTGATATTACATAAACGAACAACATAGCGCCAATCAAGCACCATTAATCCAACGTCCCAATCGTAGATTGTCTGATAGCCCATAAAGGTGTTGCCTTTGTCATCTAACAAAGGGACTTTTCCTAAATCTTGTGTCTTTAAGCCCATTTGTGATCCCTTTGGATATGGGCAATAAACATTGTCACCCCAGCCTACTAAATAGATTGAAGATAACTTGTTACCTGTACCACCGCAATCGATAATGTTTTTAGCGTTCTCTGCTTTCAGTGAAGAGTAACGTGTTGCTAAACCTGTGAAACCCTCACTTGCAACCTTTGCGTCACCGTAGAATAAAGTGTGTGCAAATTGTTGTGTCATAGCCTCGATAAAAGGTTTTTCACGTAAAGCTCTAAACTCTGCGCTGTATCCGTTGAGTTCCATTACCTTAGCGTCAATCTTTGACTGTGCCTCCATTTGACCACATGTCTCAACTACAGTTGCGTAAGTTGAATGTGAAGGTGGTACACCTTGATTGATTTGGCGCCAATATACAGTTGGATAACCAGTTGTAATTGACTGCTGATCACCTGTTGGTAAGTTACCCTCACGAACCACAATATCTTGCACAATTTCGTTTGTCTCTTTCAGAGCGTCAACTACGTTTGCGACATTGCCATTAGGATCAAGTAGTTTGTATTGCTCAGCTAAACTAACCATGTTGGTAGGAGCAACGCAAGGAGTTCCAATTACTGCCATTTTGATTTCTTCCTATGTTTGTTAAAAAAATTAAAATTGTAAATCTTTACTGTTGTTGTAAATACTTCGTAGCTGATTACTACGTGTTTGCTGTTTTTGCACGGCTGGGTTACTACTTACAAAACCTGTGTCATTTCCTAACACAGAACCGATAGCGTTCATGAAGCGAACAAAGCTAGGGTTATAACCTAAACCTGTACGATTTAACAATCCACGCACTTCATCGTTACCGAACTTTTGCATTACACGACCGATGTTTAATTTGGTATTCGCAAAATTCTGTCCTCCCAACTCAGGATCATTCTGTACTTCTTGACGCCAAGTCTGAACTTGAGTATTAAAACGTCCCTGTAAATCATCATTAAAGCCTTGCTCTGCTTTGTCTAAAACAGATGTAATTGCTTGCGCTTGTTGACCGTTTAAGCCTAACTTCTTACAAAATTCTTTTGTTTCTGCAATATCAGTTTCATCTAGGTTCTGTGCCTGTAGTTCAAAATCTTTGTCTGCTTCCTGTTGCACCTGTTCATCAGATTTTTGCTCTTGAGGTTGCTGTGTTACTTGAGGTTGACTATATAAATCATCTGATTGTGCTTGCTGTTCCTGTTGAGGTTGTAATGCCTGTTGAGGTTGCTGTGTCACTTGTAATTGAGTGCTAGCTTGCGCCTCTGTCTGAACGTTTGACTGAGGATTGCTTGTACCGTCTGATGTTGGTGTTGAATTAACAGTATCTGCCATTCTTATAACTCCGTTGTTTCTATACTATGTATTTGATTTTCAGTAAGATTTTCTTTTAAAAACTGTCTTAGTTCTAAACCGATGCTTTGTCGTCCTGTTAAATATGACATTCGATTTGTGTCTGAACTAAAGCATGAAAAATCAATAGGCGCTAAAAGTAATAACCCCTTTAATACTCTTCTGCCTTGTTCTGTTTTTGTAATTTCAGAAAATGAAAAAGCAAGCCTGTTAGCTTGCTCTTTTAATTCTTTTTGTTCTGTTCTATTCTGAATTTCAGAATCTATTTGTTTTTCAAATTCTGTCTTTTCTTCTGCTGTCATAGCATCGAACCCCCACCGACGTCGTCAAGTTGTTGCATTGCAAGTGAAGTGTCAACACCGCTCTTTTGTGCTAAATTTTGCTGCTGCTGAATTTGTGCTGTTTGCATTGCTTGCTCTTGCTGTGCCTGCTGTTGCTGTGCCTGTGCCCTTTGTTGTCTAATCTTTTCTGCTTCCTGTTTAGAACGTAAGATTTTAGGGGCTACACCTAAGCGGTCACGATATTCATCAACGTAACCGTCTGCGTCTAATCTGTCATAAATTTCTGGTAAGATTTGACCAGCACTTGCCAAAGCTGAAAAGAATCTATCTACATTGTTAATATCAACGGCTTTCTGTGCCTGTGCTAACACTGATGTAAACTCAATCTTTAACTCTTGACCTTGTAACACATCGGGCATTTGTGGAAGTTTATGAGCCTCTAACAATCTGCGATATGTAATTTCGACCAAACGTCCCAAGCATTCATTCTGATTACGCTCAACTACTGGGCCTAATGCAAGCATTTGCTCTTGTTGTAAAGCGTTAATCTCAACTGTGGTGCGTCTATCCCCAGCAGTTGAACCTACCATTTGAAACAAATCAACATACAGTTGTGAGCGAATACTATTCTTAATCTGTTGAATATCTGCTGTTAATGCGTTTAAATCACCAACGCTTTGAACGATAGGCTTAATTGCTAAATCGGTTGATGTGTTCTGAGTAAAGTTAATCGCACCACTTGCAAGGCTGATAGGATTTTGTCTTGCTGAATTTGGCGCTTGCAAAGGAGGCTTAGTGTAATAACTGATTAACTCAGCTTTGCGTAATGTTTCTTGCTGTAATTGCTTAACGTTGGGAAGTACTGTCATACAAGGTGAAATACCATAGTTATTCCCTCCTACAGTATCCCAACGTGGAATTATACAAGGAAAATAATCAAATCCACTCTCTCTTATAATCTGAGGGCGCCCATTTAAACTTACATAATAACTTGCCCATGCTTTATTTTTGCTATCTAAAGCATTTACATCACGGTCAACACGTGGCTCTATTGCGTGGATAAATTGCCAATAAGTTGATAAATCACCACGATTATATGCACTTTGGATTTCGTGCGGTAAGACGTCAAAACCAAAGGCTTTCACTGCTTGAATTGTAGTTAATTCAAACGAACGATAAAGTGTGTCGATGTCACCGTCTGCGTTAGTATCGACGCAATATTCGCCAGCTGTCAGCAGATGATGTTTAATACCCTTGTTATAATCTTCGTAGACAATATCAGCCGAAATGCCAAACAAAGCTAATTCTTTATATATTGCGTGTAATGTATTATATGTATTACTTGAACTGAATACTCTTAATAAGAGCTTTGTTACTTCGTCGCAATAATTGATAACTTCGTAATTATCTGCTAGCTGAGGATCGTTAGGCTGAACTTTAAACCATGCACGAGCTGGTGAACTTGCACCACTCATTAAACCACTGGCCAATAAATCTAAATAATTGCCTGTGTCGCCATCAAGAATATATCGATCATCACGCATTTGGTCATGTTCACTTTCGTTGAACTTACCACTGAATACGGAGATGTATTTAGATATTTGCTTCCATTTATTAAAAAAAGGCTCACGAACGCTTTTTAAATCTGTCCAACGTGAATAAATCATGTTGG